GCATTCAACGCCCCGTAATGCCAAACGGTACCAACGCCAGAAACAGCCGTACCAGTAGCAACATGCGTCAGTGTCGCGCCCGTCACGCCGCACTGCGGAAATGAGATCGTTGCATCATTCGCAGTTGCACCTGAAGCAGCAGCATCCCAGCCTGTCGATCTGGCTACAGCTTGCCTTGCATAGTTCGTGTAAGATGTTTCATTGTCTGTCTGCTGGTTGGTTCCTGCGGTTAAGTTCCCAGTATGCAAGCTAACATATACGTTAGTAAATGGCGCAGCCGAGGCATTATCAGCCACGTTTGCCCATCCTGCTGCACTGTACATTAGATCAATGATTTCATTACACGTCGATGTTGATTTAGGCATTTAGTTCTCCTTTGTTATTCAATTCCTTGGGGTTTACCATCTTTATCACGAGTGATCTTACGAGGTGATTTATATGCTTTTACAAGGTCATGAACAGCTTTGGTATTCTCATTTTGGGATTCTACCAACATTTTAGCATTCTTGTCCATCACCAAGATCATCTTCTCAATGTTATTTGTAACACCAACAACATTTTTACACAATTCAAGCATCACCTTTTTGATGAGATCTCTATCATCAACTTTTGTCTTTTTGAAGAGATCCATAAAATCTCTAAAAATACCACCTTGCTTTTCAAGAATTCCATTTTGTTTAGTAATAACAGGTGTCGTATCTTTAACCACGAGATCAATTTTAGAAATAGCAGCCACGATCTCTTTAGCCATCTTAGCCAATATTAGAGTATGATCTTCCATCGCTGGTCCGTAGAAATCCTCTTTCTCACGATCAGCGATTACTTCAGCAAGCTCCTTTATGACCTTATCAATTTCAGGTTCTTCCTTAACACCCATCACTCTTTTAACAACAGATTGTACAACCGAATCAGGTGTTGCATCGGGAAATTCTAAAATTCTACCGTTTTTTAATTTTGCGGTTTTCATATCATATTGCCGTTCTCATCAAACTGCATAGTTGGTTGTTCAGCCTGATAAGAAGGTTGCGGACCAGGCTCATTCACCACTGTTGAAGGCGCATTGTCAGCACCCTCACCACCTTGGGCCGCAGGATCATCTTCAGTGCCAGCCGCGCCAGCAACAGCCGCTTTACCCATCTGTGCATTGAGAGCCTGAATTGATGGCATTCCTTCGATAATAATTTCATCAAAGCCAATTTCGAGCAGGTCCGCATAACGACGACCAAGCGGGTATGGATTAACGCCTGGAAGCTGCAACAGATACGGCATTCCGCGCTCCATATTCGCAAGCTCAGATGCTTTATTCGGTCTTCCTGACGATCCGGCCCGTACCTTGAGGTAAATTTGTTTTGCAACTTCTTCGCGGGATTGTTCAGGCCAAACCGCGCCTTCACCGACGATTTCAGTGACCGTTTCTGGTGATAATTCCATAAGGAGAAGTTGACCGAGCGCACCGAAGACATCCGACAAAAATTCATCAAGATCATCAACGTTGGATGAGAGTGATGTCATCCGTCCACCTTCAGCAATCGAACTTTCGGTCGCTGTGGCACCTTTCAAGCCGCCAATATTGGCTTCCTGACCGCCGACAATGCGAAGAGTGTCTTCCATCTCGCTATCGGTTTCATACAGTGCCGGATCAAGCGGAACGCTTTCAAAACGCTGCACGAGATCTGCGACTTTTTCACCTTGACCCATGCTTTCAAATTCAATCACCGCATGTGCCGGTGCATTCGCCAATTTATCTTTATCAGTTTCAGACAGGCGACCTTTGACTGCCGCATATTTTGGTTTGTTTGCTTCACGGTGCAAACGACGATATTCACGAGAGCGATTATATTCTGCCTGAACATGCTTGAGCATGTGAACATCCGACATCGGATAAATACTGTCTTCGCTTTCAACTTCGTTGAACGTGATTGCAAAAACAGGCCAGAAACCTTCCATCCAGTAATCAGGTTCTTTTGGTTTCACCAGACAAGCAGGATAGCCATCTGCGATGGTGAGTGTTTGTCCGAGTTCTTTGTTGTAAATCTCCCAAATGCAAACCATACCGGAATCTTTTGAACTTTTTCCGTCATCTTGACTGTCAGAGCGACGATGATATTCTGCCATCTCACCTTGACCATTTTGTGTGTAAGGTGTGTAGGATTTGTTGATTTCAACCTTGTAAATCTTCTGAACTTCTTCAGGTGATTTGTGAAATTCGCGTACAATCCATCCTGCACCGATGAATCCCATCAATTGTGTGCAGCGCGGATCGGGAATAATTTCTGTCGAGCGCGGAAACATAAATTTCGGACCTTCGCGCAAAATAATGTTTTGTTTATTTTCGAGATCCGCGATTAAAGTCTGTAATTCATAAACTTCATTCTGATCTGCATCAGCAATCTCACCATCGACCATATCAGCCATACGACGTTCAATTTCAGCTAATTTATCGCGTGAATCTGAAAGAATTACAGTATCATCAGGTGATAATTCACCATATTCACGCTGGAAACCGAGCATGAGATATGCAACACCACAGGTCTTTGCACGACGCACAAAAGATTTCATCAACGGCTTCAAACGTGGTTTTTGTTCGTTGGCATAGTAATCAAAAAGGATTTCGAGAGTGCGACCAATCTTTGTCAGCATCTCATGTTTCTTACGACCGGCCTCGATGTCCTGCACCATCAGCATCGCGTTCGGATCACCCTTCAGCGCATTTTCAAGAGCCGCCATCGCTGTATCAGGCTTGCCATCCCACAGTTTATAATCGAGCGTTTTGCGTTTTTCTGCCGTGGCAACTGGATTTTTTGCGTACAAACCTGCAACGGCCTGGTTCATGTAACGATTAATAATGGGAACGGTATAATTTCCAGCGTCAACCCATTCTTTTGAACCACCCTGACGGGCGATCAACATATCTTCGCGCATCCGTTTAAAATCTTTGTCAAAAAACTTCTTAGCTGCGAGGATTTTTTTCTGCCATTTGGCTACGGATTGACGTTCACCTTCATCGACATCAGGCGTGTCGCGTTGAACACCGCTTTTCGAGGGCTGATCATCACCACCCATCATTGCTTCGAGAGATAAATCAGCCATAACTACCATCCTTTTGTGCGAGTTTCTTGCCGTTTTTGCTGTTCACTTGCATGAATAACCCAAGCAGCCGTACCCGTTTTCGGGATATTGCTCTTAGGTGGACGGTAAGAACTCGCAGCGAGTTCTTTTGTTAATCCTAACCCAATCCATGCCAACCAGTCAACGAAGTCATCGTTTGCCGCATAGGGAAATCTCATTAACTGATTTTTAGCATCCTGGAACCAGGGCGCGAAGGCAGGGAAATGCACTTTCTTCATCGCCATGCGGCCCTGGATCGACCGAGCGCGGGTCATTTTGTCCTTCGAAGGCACCACAGGGTCAATCAAGGTGTAAATTTTCTCTTCAATCATCCGTTTTCTTAAAAACGGGCCGAATGATTTCGAAATAAGTTCACTCTCAAGCCAGTGACAGCTTGGTTTATGATTTCTGAATTGCGCCAGAAGCTCTTCAACGGTGCGATCAGTCTCCATCTGCTCCCACACAAGATCAGGCATGATCCAGATGTCATCATTTGCATCAACACCAATCGTTCCGATCACCGTTTTGTCTCGTTGATGCTTTTGGCTGACCGCGTGGTCAGATGCGCTATATTTTCGCAAGGTTGCCGGTAAATCGCTTGGTTGATATTCGACAATCATGTCAGCCGTGAAGTACATACCATCATCAGGTGTCGGAGATCCCATCACAAGGGCTGAGAATGACCTGGGATCGCCTCTTTTCCACTGTGCGAAGAATTCCAGCGACTTTTCTTTAGGCCACAATGCAGTGCAAGGTGCAGTGCCAAATGCTTCAACGACTTTTTGATTATATTGCACCTCAAGTTTCAACCCAAGAGCCTTCGCCAGCCGGTCATCACGAATCACACCAGGAATATTCATAAATTCCCAATCATCAGCAATACCATTAAATCGTTTTTTACGCTCTGGATGAGTTGGATCGCAAAGACGACCGATCAGATCATCTTCGTTCCAGCGTGTGTGAATGATACAAATTTTTGTTTTGTTCGAGCCTCTGGAATAAGCGATCTTGAAGAACCATGACCACATTTTCTCGATTGCTGCTGCAGTAAATTCATCATCATCACCTTTGAACGGGTCATCGATGATAACGTAATCTGCTGTACGGCCTGTAATCGTACCGCCGACACCGATAAAGAAAATCTTCCCGCCTTTTTTATTTTGCATGAAAGATTTTGATTTTGCATCAGCCTGGAATTCAACTTCAGGGAAAATCTGCCGGAAAACCGGTTTATCTTTGACCATCTGCCGGAATTCGTGACCAAGTTCATCTGCGCGGGTCTGGTTGTATGTGACAACGACGATATTTTTGCGCGGATTCTTACCCCAAATCCACGAAAGGCCGATTTGCGAAAGGTGGATGGTTTTACCATGTTGAGGCGGGATCGATACAGCAATTCTTTTTGATTTTCCGCTTTCAAAACGCTCAACAATGTCACAAAGCATTTTTGCGTGACCGGTGCGCTGATATTCAGATTTTTTTGTATCTTCAGGAAATTCAATATCAGGCATCATCAAATGACAATAATCCTGCATTTTATTACGCGCCTCACCGATCATAAATTGACGGTGAGTGTAAAGAATTTCTTTATTAATATGTTCGGTTGATAGATGCGAAAGATTTGTCATCGATTCACATTGACCTTCTCACCTTTTAACAAACGAGATTGATCGCGCATGACACCATAATCGACAATCATTTCATTGAGTGTCGGTGCAACACCACTTGCCATTTCATCTGCTGCTTTATTAAGTGTTTCTTGAGGATAATTGATTACATCAGGTGCGGTCAAAGCATCAGAACGTATTATTTCGCATCCGGTCAGCAACACGGCTGACAGAAGGACGATTATCGCGTATCGCATTTTGCTTCTCCCTGATTGTTATTGTTTTCGTGATCACCTTGGCTTCCATTCTATCTTCCTTCCAGGCCGCGCCTTTGAAGAAAACAAAAACATAAGAAGCGATAAACAATGCAGCTAACACAAGATAAACCCAAACTCTCGCTTGAGGTGGAACAAAATTCCAGAGCCAGCTAAAAAGCTTCATAGTTTTTTCCCTTTTTGCCATTGCTGAACATCAAAACTCGGACATGCTTTTCCACTTTGAAATTCTCGATGACCGTGAATCGTCGCTTTTGGATAATCAACCTTGATTACACGGATTAAACTTTCAAGACTATCAAATTGCGCTTCAGTAAAGTTGCTTTCAGGTTTTCCGTCATCACCTTTACCACCAACCATGCAAATTCCGATGGAATGTTTATTCCAACCCGCAACATGTGCGCCGACTTCTTCATAAATATCACCATCTTTGTCGATGTCACGGCCCAATTCGATAGTGGCATCTCTTTTTATGATGAAGTGATAGCCGATGTCAGCCCAACCGCGCTCTTGTGTGTGCCAGCGACGAATTTCATCTGCATCTATGTCCATCCTCGCATAAGTGTCCGAGCAATGAACGATGATTTTGTCAACTTTTCGTGTCGTCGTTTGATTTTGCATTGACATCATCTTTCTGTGAAGCTTTAAGATATCCCCATACCGGTAATCCGGCCACCGTTGAAACGAAACCCAAATACGCGATAACTTTCGCAACATCCAACCCCCACTTCACATCGCAGAACAAGACAATCCCACCCCAAAATACTGCGTATATTGTCGTGAAGACCGCTAATCTGCGACGATTATAAAATTTGTCATCAGTGATGTGTTTAAAACCGAACATTATATCACCCTTGAAAAATGAAAACGATGAGGAAGAGCAGCAAGCTTCGGAAATTGCGCTTCGATTTTATGCTCGGCCTTGCTTACAGCTTCTTCATACCATGCCGCCCTGAGATTGAATTTCAAACCCACAGGTTTATGTCTCAAAGGACTTTCAAACTCTGCGACCAGTTGATGCACACTGCCATTCCAATCTTTATTTTTCATTCAGATCTTCCCATGTGTTACTAACCATCCAACAAAAAACGTGAGTAATGTTGTAACAACTATCCATGACGCACGTTCAATCCTCGTTGTAATAGCCTTCTGACCAAATTCATGCTTTTC